CGCAGTCCGGCACATCGCCGATCGCGGCTGCGTGTTGCTGGCCGATCCGCCTGGCGTGGGGAAGACCGCTGCAGCGGCGACATCAGCGGCGCTTCGGCAGCACGACACGGGGGGCACGCGGCCGGTGCTCATCGTGGCGCCGAAGTTCCTGGCGCGGACGTGGCGTAACGAGCTCATGCGGCTGGGGCTCGTGCGTGATGGGCAGTTTCTGCAAATCGTTGGTGGGACCTCCGCGAAGGCCTCGTTCACGGTCGAGCAGGTTCGAGACGCGCGATGGATCTTCGTGCACTACGAGGTCGTCGCGGGCTGGTGGTCGTGGTTGCAGCTCTGCCGGCCGTGCGCCGCCATCCTCGACGAGGCGCACTACGTGAAGAACGCACGCTCGCTTCGCGGCAAAGCGGCACAGATGGTCGCTGCGATCTCGTCGATGCGGATCGTGATGACTGGCACACCGGTGCTCAATCGCGTCACGGAGCTGCACGCGCTACTCGAGCTGGTGACCGGGCCGCAGACGTGGGGGCTCTGGCCGCAGTTTCGCGACCGGTACATGTGGAACGACGGCTTCGGGGCCGGCGTACGTCACGAGACGGAGCTGCGCGCGCGGATCGCACCCTACTACCTCCGACGAGAGCTCGCCGATGTCGGGATCGATCTCCCGCGACTCACGCGCGAGCTCGTGAAGGTCGATCTCGAAGCGTCGGCGCTCAAGCAGTACACCGATCTCGTCGGTGCGCTCGATCCGGCGGACCTCGTGCGCGCCATCCTCGGCCGTCGAGCTGGCACGCGCACTATCGAGTTCCTCGGGCGGCTACGAAAGATCACCGCTCGCGCGAAGATGCCGCAGACGATCGAACAGGCACGAACGCTCATCGATCAGGGCGAGCCCGTCATCATCTTCACGTGGGAACGCACGATGGCGAACCAGATCGCAGCCGGCCTGTGCGACGTCGGCATCGTCCACGGCGACATCCCACAGCGCAAGCGCGACGACATCGTCGATGCCTTCCAGGCGGGTACGGCGCACGCCGGCGGGCTCGTGGCGACGTGGGGTGCGCTCGGCGCAGGTGTGACGCTCACGCGGTCGCGTTACGTCATCATGCACGATCTCGACTACGTGCCTGCGACGCTACTGCAGGCTGAGGCTCGCGTACATCGACTCACACAAGTGCGGCCGACCACATCGTTCTGGATGACGGCGAACGACACCGTGGACGCCATCATGGCGGCGCTCATCGATCGCAAGGCGCGGGAGATCGCAGCTAGCGTCGGCGACGCCGCCCCGACGAGTCTCGCCGACGTCATTCGCGAGGACGAGATCGATTCACTGAATACCGAGGTCGCACGCATCGTCGAGTGGTGCTCGCGAGGAGGACGCTGATGTCGTGGTCATGGCCAGAGGATATGTGGTACCGAGCGTCGAAGGACGTCAGTGATGAAGTCGCCTCGGCGACCGGTGGTCCACTGCACATCGCACAGCGCCTGCACGAGACACGTCCGGGCGGCTCCTCCGACCCACTCGACGAGGTGACCGAGTCGCGCATGGTCTCGTGGCTGCTCTGGCGCACCACGGATGCGTGGGCCACGAATCGCTCCTCCGCGAACGCCGAGAACTACGACGAGGCTGTGTGGCTCGTATGTGCCTCTGCGCTCATCGAGTGCGGTGCGCTCGCGACGTACGAGGTCGGTCATGTGCTGCGCGCGAATGCGCAGGCGAAGCGGTCATGAATCGCGTGAAGCACAACGTGCAGCGGTTTGCTGAGATGAAGCGCACGCGTTTGGTCGCGCAGATTCGACGCGGCATCGAGCATCTGCGTGGTGCCGCCGCTGACGCAGAACGCGCGTTGGACCGAGGCAGCATCCCGGAGCTGACCAATACAGCGCTGCTGGTCGCGCAGCTCGTCGAGCAGTGTGGTGCGCTTGACACCGTGCAGGAGTTCCAGACGCTCGTCGATAGTGCGCCGGAGGACGAGGGCTGATGCTGCGCGACGCCACACCGACGCTCGAGAGCGGACAGGGCACCAACGACGCTTGGTGCACGTGCGACGAGCTCATCACGCTGCTCAACGATCCGAGGATCGGCGGGGTGGCGTTCGACCCGTGTGGGCACCCGAGCAACATCTTCGCGCGTAGGACGGTGATCTGGCTCCCGCCAGAGCCTGACGACGCTGCTTGCGGCAAAGTGGGCGCGAAGGGCGGCGCTGCTGCGGTGGAGCGTCTCCTAGAAGCGCATCGTCTCGACTTCGCCGCACGACTCGCAGTGCTCGGTGACTCGAACGTCGTCACGCTTCACGGAAGCGGCCTCGACTTCGACTGGACCGACGAGTCTGGTGGCGGGCTCACGTACTTCAACTGGCCATTCAGCGACAGCGCTGCGTGGTTGGAGAAGGCCGCATCGGAGAGTGGAGAGATGCTCGGGCTTGGGCCTGCGCGCATGAACGCCGCGTACAACGAGGAGTTCATGTACCCGACGATCACCGGCCTCTTCGTGCCACGCCGTCGCATCACCTTCAAGGGTGCCAAGACGCAGCCGCCGTTCCACTGCGTCTTGCCGTACTGGGGTAATCGTCTCGAAACGTTCATCGAGGTCTTGAATCCCTTTGCCACCTGCCTCGTCCCTCGATGATGCGCACACTGCACAACATCGCTGACGCGCCGGGCTGCTGGGGTGAGTGGCTGCGGCTACTCGACGCAGAGTCACAAGACGCTGTCGTGCAGCTTGCGGTGCAACTACTCCCTGAGTTGGTCCGTGGTGCCTCACATACGCGTTATGACGCCCTCGGCGACGAGGCAGCGATTAGCACCGCGCTGCGTTGCGCCGTGCGATTCTACATTCGCGTCGGCGCCATCAAAGGTCCGCTGCCTGACGAGCTACTCGAACCGAAAAGGGGGTAGGCGTGTGGCTGCACGTCCCATCGACTACGCCTCATTCTGCTCCGGCATCGGCGGACTCGATCTCGGAGTCCGTCTCGCAGCTCCTCGCACGCGGTGCGTGGCTTACGCAGAAGGGGAAGCCTACGCAGCTGCGGTACTGGCAGCGCGCATGGCGGAGGGGCGGCTGGATCAGGCGCCTATCTGGTCTGACCTGCGAACCTTCGACGCTCGAAGCTGGCGTGGCCTCTTGGATGGCGTCATTGCGGGCATCCCGTGTCAGCCAGTCTCGCAGGCTGGTCGCGGTGGCGGTGACACAGACGATCGCTGGCTCTGGGACGACTTCGCTCGAATCGTCGACGACGCCGGCCCCGTCTTCGTTTTCGGAGAGAACGTCCCCGGCCTTCTTCGTCCCCAGTTCGGATTCGACAGGATCGTCACCCGATTTCAGGGCCTGGGTTACACGACTGCGACGCTACTCTGCCGAGCTGCGGACGTCGGTGCCCCACATCGACGTGAGCGAGTCTTCTTCCTCGCTCTGGCCAACCAGCACGACGACCGACGCGAAGTCATCGAGGCGTGCTGGCTACATGAATCAGGGCAACGACGGCACGACGCTCCTGGATGCGGCGCTGACGTGGGCGACGCCAACAGCATCAGAGAACTCGAATCGTACGACGCGGCTTCCCCCATCAGTCTCGGATGGTCGAGGTCACGGAGCACAGTTGGCGGGGCAGGCGGCGGGGTGGGCGACGCCGACGACGCGCGACGGCCTGTCGGGTATCGGGACATCGGAGTCACGCGAGGGCGGCTTGAATCTTCGTACCCAGTCGGCTGGGTGGACTCCGGCGTCGGCCGAGTGGCCGACGCCCACAGCGAGTCTCACGAACGACGGCGAGAGCCCGGAGACGTGGTTCGCGCGCAAAGCGGAGCACGCGACGAAGGACGATCCGACGCGCGCGGGTGTGCCGCTGACGATGGCGGTGAAGGTGGCGGACATCGTTGGCCACCAGGACCGTCAGACCGAGATGGGTGGCGAGCGTATCTCGAAGCCCACCCGGGTGCTGAACCCGCAGTTCGTCGAGGCGCTGATGGGACTACCCTTCGGATGGAGCGACTGCGCGCCCTTGGAAATGCTGTCGTACGGCAGCAAGCAGCTCGTGCCTGGCATCTACTCTGGCGTGAGCACGCCCTACGCGAAGGTTGGTGAGCTGATGCCTGTGATCGATGTGCCGGTGACCGACCTGACGCTGAGCGGCAAGCGCCGCCTCGCCGAAGAGGTGCTCGGCTATCCGGAGTCTGGTCCGAGCGCGCGTGGCTCGACGTACTGGCGTCGCGTGCTCTCGTGTCCGCGAGAGCATCTGCTCGCGAACGAGCTCGGCTGGACGCACGAGCGACGTCCCGACGCGCTCGACTTCGGTCTCGTCTGGCACTTCGCGCTCGAGGCGCTCTACCAAGGGTTGCGTGCGCGGCAACATGCGCAGCCGCACGCGGAGGCGCCGGACGTCGAGGCGTTCCGTGTGATCGAGCGCTTCGCGAAAGAGCCTGGGTGGGAGATCGGCTACGCGACGGTCTCGCGGATGCTCAACTCGTACTGCGAGCGCTGGTGGACGCGGGATCAGCTCGAGTGGCAGATCCTCGACGTCGAGTGCGAGGTCGGCGTCGCGCTCGAAGACGGCTACGGCTTCGCCTACACGTCGAGGCTCGACCTTGCCATCGTCGATCATCAAATCCCACGTACGCCGATGGGGCGACTCGTGGAACATAAGAGCTCGATCGATCTCCGCCCCGACATCCTCACGGGCTACACGCAAGATCTGCAGATCCTCGGGCAGGTGTGGCTCGGTCAGCGGTGCATCGACTGGGATCACTACGGCGTGCCGTTCATGGGTTCGATCGTGAACATCACGTCGAAGGAGAAGGTGCCTGGCAACGAGCGCATGCTCGTGCACCCGCGCTCGGAGCACCTTGCGGCCTTCGAGGACTCGATGCGGTACTGGGAGACGCAGCGCGAGCAGCACGACGCGCTCGGTACGTACCAGCGCAACTACGCCAACTGCACGCGCAAGTTCGGTCGTTGCGCGTTCTTCGACTTTTGCGCATCGCAGCCTGACGTCACCGCTGCAGCTGCGCGAGATCACCACACGCGCGTACGTGCCGGCGAGGCGGAGATGCCCGCTTCGTTGCGTGCTGCATCGATCTTCGACAACGAGTGAATCGATGCGAATAGCTCGCGTCTAAGGGCGCTCCATGGATAGACGAACAGTACCGCAGTGCACGGACGCGGAAGTTGAAGAGGTACTCACGTATCTTCGTGGCTTCGCGACGCACCGTGAGGCGGCGGCTGCTGTTGGGATGCATCAGCCGGAGATCTCGCGGTACCTGGTGGGGCACCGACGCCCTGGTCGAGAACTGCTACGTCGTGTGCGTGGTGGGGTGGCGCCGTTGTCGCGACGTGATGCGTACGGCAACGTAGAGGAGGTCGCGATACGTGTGCTCCAACGGCTTGACTACGCTGCATGGCGCCGTGTTCGAGCGTATTTCGACGCACACCATAAGGGAACGAAGTGATGGGGTGGCACAACACGAACGAGGCGTCGCCGGTACACCTGCGACTCTTCCTCTACGGACCTGCGCGCTCGGGCAAGACGACCGCTGCTGCGACGTTCCCCGTACCGCTCTTCTTCCTCCCGCCGAACGAGGACTCGATCGAGTCGCTGCGTGGGCGCGGCATCCGCTACTACCAGCTCGGCGAGGCGCAGCCTGGCGTGAAGCCTGTGCCGCTTCGTGATGAGCTCGAGTCGCAGATCGAGATCCTCGGTGCGTTCGCGATGAAGCACGGTCCGCAGGCCTTCTGGCAGCAGTACGGCCGGACGATCGTGGTCGATCAGCTCACGCTCTACTCCGATGCTGTGATGGCGGAGCTGCAGGGTGATCGCGAGAAGGCCACCGACGGCAACTGGGGGCAGTTGCGCACGCACTTCATTCGCTTGCGCGACGGGCTGTGGCGGTTGCCGGCGCACATCATCTTGACGAGCGGCGACGAGGTCAAGCTCACGCGTGAAGGCGTGGTGACGCGCGCTGGCCCGAAGCTGCAAGGCGACGCACGCGACTTCCTACCGGGCTCGACGAACCTGCTCGGCTACATGGAGCAGGTCGGTGGCCCCAACGGCTCCACGAGCTTCATGTGCCACTTCAAGAAGCACGGGCCCTTCCCCGCTGGCGCGCGCTTCGGTGCGCGCATGCCACCGATGTCGATGGCCTGTGGTGACGGCGTCGTGACGCCGACGCTCTACCAGCAGCTCGCCCACGCAGCGGGGATCCCGCAATGAGCGAATCGCTCGAGTTGCTCGATACGCGAGTATCTTGGTGCGACGACGATGGCGAAGGCGCTGTCGTCGGTCAGAGCATCAGACTCGTCGACGGTCAGTATGTTCACGACTGGGTGGGCGACGGGCGTGACGCGTACGACCAGTCAGAGCGCGAGTACCGTGCAGTCGAGATCGCTGCGTTGGGGTTCGCGAAGCAGCATGACGACGTCATCACGGTCCACAATGGTGGTTGGGATTTAGGTGGCGCGTCGAAGACGACATGCGTGGCGTTTCTGCGCATCTGTCGTGCTGCGTACCGTGCCGCCAAGACGTCGTTGCGGCCGTGGCCTGCGTGGGCTGTGCAGGCTTCTGCTGCTGGCTGGAAGCCCCCAAAGGGGTGGAAGCCAGAATGATTCTGGTCTCGGCAGGGTGCCGGGATTTGAAACCGAACGAATGAGGACCAAGACATGACGATTCTCGAAATCGGATTCGACCCGACTGTGCCGCCGCCGGTTCCCGGTCAGGGCGGTGGGGGGCTTCTGCTCGAGGGTACGTACCACCTTCGCGCCACGGCGATCGAAGTGCAGCCGCCGAAGGCGCCCGGCGGCAACACGGCCGTCAAGGTCAAGTGGGACGTCATCGGCAGCGAGACTGGCCTCGGTCAGGGCAAGAACTCGAGCAACCGCTTCACGATGTCGAAGGACGCGGTGCCGAAGTTCCTCAAGCCGTATCTCGATGCGGCGGGCGTGCGTTACGACGTCATCTCGCACCCGATCAACGGCCCGACGCTTCGGTTCGATCCGGACGACATCATCGGCTCGGTCGTGCAGGCGCGCACGTACCACGGCAAGGCGAACCCGACGACGGGCAAGCAGTACAACGAGTGGACCGACTACCAGGTTTCCTCGATGGCGCCGAATGCGCCTGGCCGCGTCGCGGTCGCACAGCCGATGCAGCCGCAGCCCATGACTCAGATGGCGGGTTCGCTGCCGCCGCCCGGAGCCGTCGCGCCGGGCTACGTGCCGCAGCAGCAGATGGCGCCGCAGGGCTACGCGCAGCCTCAGCCGCAGCAGCAGTACCAGCAGCCGGGCTACGTGCCCCCGGCGCAGTACCCGCAGCAGCAGCCGCAGTACGCACCGCAGCCAGGGCAGCAGCAGTACGCTCAGCCGGGGCAGCTGCCGCCCGGCGTGCCGTGGACGCCGCCGCAGGGTCGGTGACCGCATGGGCTCCGGTAACGGAGGATCGAACGGCGCAGGCGGTGCCGGTGGCGTGCATGACGTGGTCGTGCCGGAGGGCATGCATCCGCTGCTGGCGCGCCACAATGCCGAGGCGATCGCGTTCGCGGTCCAACAGCACGCGCCGCTCACACCGCCGAAGGTGATCGTCGAGTTGATCAACGGCACGCTGCGGGACCTGCCGCGTGTTGCGGAGCTCGGTGAGCAGCTTCTGGCCGCGCCGCGGGGCGCAACCTGGGTCGTCGGCATCAAGCGTGTGCAGCGCATCGTCGGTGCGCCGCAGACGGATCCTGGGCTCGGGCTTCACGCCTATGCGCACATCGGTGACTGCCAGTCGAGTGACGACATCATTCGCTGGGCGACGACGCAGTCCATCCTCACGAGCGTGACTGCGCGAGCACTCATCACGCTCGCCGGCTACCAGGTCGTGATGCAGCCGCCTCGCGCGCAGTCGGATGAAGAATCCGACGACGGTGACGAGCCCAAGCCTGCGTCCGACTGATCACGTACGCCACCGACGCACAGGTGGCCGGGCGAAGGCCCGTTATGGCCGGAGTAGCTCAGTGGAAAGAGCAGCTCGCAGAGGTGGTGGCTTCGGCTGCGCCTGGTGGTTCTGCGAGAGGTCGCTGGTTCGAGTCCAGCCTCCGGCCTTTGGAGGGATCCATGTACGACGCGAAGGTCGTGTGCGACTCGATTGCGTGTGGTGTCCGACTGACCACGATGCTGGTGACGTTCCCGCGGTTCGTCCTCGCTGAGTTCAACACGCACAGAGTGCTGTCGCGCAACAGCGCAAGCTCGCGCGCCATCCCTGTCGAGCGGCGCATCAAGCAGGTTCTAGACAACCCGTTCGTGCCAGAGGCGTTCACCGTCAATCGCCGTGGGATGCAGGCGACGGAGACGCTGGACGATCGCGATGGCTCGAAGGCGCGGGATGCGTGGCTGCGTGCTCGTGACGCAGCTGTCGAACAAGCCGAAGCATTGGTGAATCTCGGCGTTCACAAGCAGCATGCGAATCGGCTCCTCGAGCCGTTCTGCTGGCACACCGTCGTCGTCACCGCCACCGAGTGGGGCAACTTCTTCGCGCTACGCTGTCACCCAGCGGCGCAGCCCGAGATGCAGATCACAGCTGGGCTCATGCGTGACGCGCGCGAAGCCTCCACACCGACGCTGCTCGGTGTGGATGAGTGGCATTTGCCGTTCGTCGCCGGTTTGATGGGTGCGCCGTGTTGGCGACTCGACGCCGACAAGCAGCTTCGCAAGATCAGCGTCGTTCGCTGCGCCGCGGTGAGCTACGAGCGTCAGGACGTCGAGCGCACGCCCGAAGAGTGCGCTGAACGACATGCCGCGCTGGCCGTCGCAGGCCACTGGAGTCCGTTCGAGCACCAGGCTCGCGTGATGTCGGAGTACGAGATGCAGCGTCACCCGTACGGGTTCATCGGTAACTTCAAATCGCCGTGGCTGCAATATCGAAAGACCTTCTCCGGTGAGGCGGTGTTCCGTGGCTAAGGCGTTGCGAAACACAGAGCGGCTCAAGTACACGGGTGTGACGCAGATACTTGATGGTCGCACGTACGTCGTGACGAATGGGTTGTGGCATCGCAAGCCGATCGGCCCCGGCGAAGGCGCACGAGCGAACGCGAAGCAGACTCGACTGCTGGATGCGCGGTTGCTGCTGATGGCACCGTCGCCGCCGATGCCGCGAACATTGTGTCGCGCTGCGGACTGCCTCCATGAACCTGCGACACGTGGTGCGGTGTTCTGCCGCATGCACGCGCCCTCGCAGTCCGTGGAGACCGTCGATCACCCGCCGCACTACGGCGGTGCACACGATCCGTTCGAGGTCATCAAAGTGCTCGAGGCCTGGCAGACGATCGAGGAGCATCGTGGCTTCCTCGAAGGCAACGTCATCAAGTACCTCGCACGCGCGTCTAAGAAGAACGGCGACGAGGATCGCCGCAAAGCAGCCTGGTACGCGGACCGACTCAAGCAGTTCATCAAGAAGCAGGCGAAGACGTGAAGCAGCTTCGCGTCCTGCAGCACGAGTACACGTTCGACGAGCGTCTGTGCGCATGCGACGCGTGCGAGCTCAAACCGAGCGTCGGCACGTTCGTGCACTCGCAGCGCCCAGCTCAGTGGAACGGCTTGATGGTGATCGGCGAGGGCCCCGGCGTGAACGAGGTGCGTCTCAAGACGCCGTTCGTCGGGCCGAGCGGACAACTGCTGAACGCGGTGCTCAAGCAAGCCGGCGTCGATCGCGACCACGTGTACGTCGCGAACGCGACCGGATGCCTGCCGCCGTCGCACGCAAAGGGGCTCAGCGTCGACTTCCCCAACGCGGTGCCGTCGTGTCGTGGGCGGTTGATGCGCGAGATCGAGTTCTATCGTCCGCGCGTCGTGCTCACGCTCGGTGCAGCTGCGCTCGAGACGATGACGGGTAAGTTCATCACGCGCAAGAAGCGTCAGCCGATCAACTGCGCGATGTGCGCCGGTACGCTCACGCTACCGACATGGACGTGCGGTGGTTGCAAGACCGAGTTCTTGCAGCCCGGTGTGGTGCCGGCGATCGTCGGCTGCCAGTGCGGTTGGCAGGGCGCGCCGGTGCTCAACAAGCGCAAGCGTAAGTGCCCGACGTGCGATGGGCGCAAGACGCGTGAGCTCGAGGTCCAAGAGTGGGAGACCGAGCACACGGTCCACCACGTCGCTGGTGGCGTCTTCCGCGGTCCTGACTTGGGTCTGCCTGAGGGTGTCGCGTACGTGATCCCGACGTACCACCCTGCGAGCCTCATCCGCAAAGCGGAGTCGAAGGCGGGCAAGTCGTTCGGCGGGCAGTTCCTCGTCTCGGCGATGATCACGCACGTTCAGAAGGCTGTGCGCCTCTTGACCGAAGAGGCGCGTTGGCACGTCGAGAAGAACGAGGTCACCACCGCTGAGGGCCTCGACCAGTGGCTCTTGAATCTGCCGTATGGATCGCCTGACTGGATCGGCGTCGACATCGAGACCGACGCGAAGGACCCGTTTGACGTCGCGACCATCAAGTGTGTCGGCCTCACCGCGTATTACACGGATGCGATGAAGCGCGCCGCGAGCAACACCACCGTCTGCAACACGTGGCTCCCACGCACCGATGACGACTGGGCTCACGAGCGCAAAGAGGCTGCGGCGTGGTGCGAGGTCTGGGAGCCGGAGACGCCGGTCGACGACGTCGTACGTCGCACGATCGTCGACCGCCAAGCACTCATCGAGGACGTCAAGCGGCTGCTCGTGTCGGACAGGTTCAAGTTCGCTTGGCAGAACGGCATCGGCTACGACTTGCAGGTGCTCTGGCGCTGCTGGAGTATCGAGGCGCGCGTCGATCACGACACGTTGGTGGGGCACAACTCGATTGCGCCGGACGAGCCGCACAAGCTGCAGCACATCGTCTTCACGTACACCGACGCATCGCCGTGGAAGCCGCCGCGCAAGTCCGGCGGCATCGAGGTTTTCAAGACGCGCGAAGAGCTCTTCCTCTACAACGCGCGCGACGTCGCGGGTACCGCTGCAGCACTCGAGCCGATGCTACGCGAGATCCGGTCCGACCAAGCGGAGTTCGTCTACCAGCTCGATCTCGCCAAGAGCATGGTCGGGTTGGGGATGGAGCGCTTCGGGATGGCCGTCGACGTTTCGCTCTGGGAGTCGATGCGCACTGACTGGGCTGTACGTGAAGAGGTGGCGAAGGCCACGCTTCGCGAGATCGCAGGCAGCCCCGACTTCAACCCCAACAGCGCGCAACAGTTGCAGACGTTCCTCTACGACACGCAGGGTCCGTGCAAGTTCATCGCACCCGCGCACACCGCGACAGGTCAGCCAAGCACGGAGAAGACCTCGTTGCTCAAGCTGCGTGGCGCGACGGGCAACCTCGGACCACGTGCGGCGGAAGCCATCGAAACGATCTTCGAGTGGCGCCGCGCGAAGGACCGCGTCGCCAACTACTTTGGTCGTCGTGACGAAGAGGGTGAGCAGACCACCGGCGTCGTCGTTGGGCCCGACGCACGCATCCGTGCGCGGTGGAAGCCGCTCGGCGCGCGCACAGGCCGTTGGAGCTCGGAGCCGAACCTACAGAACTGGACGAAGACGAAGCCCGCCGATCCGAAGCGCGGCATCGCCGAAGTCATCGGCATGCGTCGCTGCATCAAGGCGCCGCCGGGTCGCAAGTTCGTCGGCGCCGACATGGCGCAGGCTGAGCTCCGCATGATCGCCGCGCTCTCCGGCGACGCCAAGCTCATCGAGATCTGCATGCGCGCCGATGAAGCGCGCAAGCTCGAGCCTGAGTGGGATCCGCACTCGTACGTCGCGAGCTTCGTCTTCCCGAACTACACGACGCTCGATCTCAAGAACCCAATCGAGAAGGCGATCCGGAAGGCACTCCGCGACGTCGTGAAGCGCGTCATCTACGGCCTGAACTACGGCGCGGGCCCCGACACGGTGCTCGAGGCCATCTACGATGGCGACTACGACGGCCCGCCGATCACGGTCGAGATGATCATGAGGGTCATCGACACCTACTTCAAGCTCTTCCCGGACGTCCGAACGTTCCGCGACAGCGTGCTCGAGCAGGCGCGTCGCACTGGCTACCTTTACGAGTCAATGTCGATGCGTCGCCGCATCTTCCCGCTCAAGGACGTGCCGCCGACCGAGGCCTCGAACCTCCCGATTCAAGCGGGCACTGCGACGCTGATGGACTGCGCCCTCCTGGAGCTCGTGCACGTGCTGCCGCAGGTCGACGCGACTGCGTACCCGTTCGCCCAAGTCCACGACGCCATCTACGTCGAAGCCGCCGAGGACAAGGCGGACATCGTCGGGCACCTGCTCGAAGCCTGCATGAGCTGCCGGGTCATCGTGAAGCCCGGGGCTCCGCCAATGGACTTCCTCGCCACCTACCACGTCGCCGACACCTGGGATGAAGCCGCGTGACACCGGCGCAGTATTGGCGGCTACTGCACTATCAGGCGCGCGCAGAGCACTACCGCCGATTGCTCGATACGTGTGCACCGGCGTGGCTTGACTCGCCACACGCCAAAGAGGTCGAGCGCAACGGGCTCATCCGCGACAGCGTGTCGTCGTACCGCACCGTCTACGAGACGCACCTGCTCTTCTACGGACTGATGGTGCACTTGGGGGCAACGCCATGAAGATCGATCTCAGCGAAGTGAAGAATCCGCAGCTGCGCCGCGTCATCGAGAAGGCGCTGTTGATCGCCGATCACGAGGTGCAGCGACATGGTGGGCTCGAGCCGCTGACGACGAATCGGCAGCGAGATCCGGCGCAGTCTCGTGTCGACGACTACGAACGCGCGCTCGCTGCGCTGCAGTTGGGGGACTGATGCCGAAGCGATCTGTGACGTTCTCGTTCAAGTGGGTCGACAAGCCGACGATGCCGGGTCTGTGGCTGTTGTCTGATCCGCTGGAGTGGTTGCACTCATCCACGCCGGAGCTGTCGGTGCAGGAGGTGACGCGGCAGGGTCGCGGCTTCCAGTACAACACACCCGGTGACCCGCCGGTCTATCGCCGCAACTGCGCGTCATTGCGAAACGCGAAATGGGCTGGGCCGATCCTGCCGCCACACCGGGAGCCGAAGTGATCGTCTGGCACCCAAAGCCCGCGAGTGTCGGGCTCTACCTCTACGCCGTCGAGGGCACGCAACGGATCCGTCTGTTGCGCGTGCTCAAGTTCGGTCGTGGGTTCGTCGCAGTCGACGAATCTGTGCCACTCGGGTTCGAGCACGGGCTCACAGCCATCAAGCGGTTGCCCGGTCAGTGGGCTGGACCGATCACACCACCGGAGACGAAGTGAAGACACCGCATCCACGCAACGGACTCGGCGCGCAGGACGCGCACGGCGTCCCCTACCCCACACCTGGCCGCATCGTGATGGTCACAGATGCGGAGGACGTGCGTCCTGCTCTCGTGACATTCGTGCACCTGCAGCCGGACCCCGATGGCTTGCCCGACATCGACTGTTTCGTCTTCGACGAGCGCGTCGGTACGGCCGTCGCGAAACGCGTCCGACCCGGGCTGGATCCTGCGCAACCGTACGCTCTGTGGTGGGCGTGGCCGGAGCGTGGCTGATGGCGATGCAGATCTCACGCGTGCGCGACGTGCTCGTGTACTACCGCGAGCGCATGTCGCAACTGCACGTGATGCCGGCTGCGCTCGACCCCGACTACCCCGGCAACAAGGCGCTACGCGAGCGACTCGAGTACGTCGCGAACTTCATCGATCGCGCCATCGATCTCGTCGAGCAGGAGCCTGAGCGTCGCGAGAAGATCATGCGTTGGTACGGATTCATCCAGGGTGCGTTGTACATGATCGAGATGTTCTCCGTCGAACAGCTCAAGGCGCACAGCAACCCTGACGTCGCGCCACCGCAGATCGGAGACAAGACATGAGCGCAGCACGAGGCCCCACAGACAACATCATCGCCAAAGACGACGACGGCAAGTGGCACGAAGTCGGCGTCGCATGGCGAAACGAGAGTGGCTCGATCACGCTCAAGTTCAACCCGTTCACAGACCTCGCGCGTATTCGCGAAGCCGAGACCGTCATGGTCTCACCGCGTTCGCGTACGCGAGTGGCTGGCGCTCCGGTCTCGCCGTCTGCAACGCCGCAGCAGCCGCCGGATGACAGCGACATTCCGTTCTGAGGAGGATCGAAGTGAAGCTCTACATCGCAGCAGCGAGCGCCGAGATCGATCGCGCCGAACGTCTGATGAAGATCGCTCGAGCGCAGGGTCACGAGATCACGCACGACTGGACCCACGAGGTTCGTGCAGCGATCGCGCAGGGTCTCAGCGAAGACCTCATCCCCGACGAGGTTGCGCTCGTCGGCGCGTTGATGGACATCGGCGGCGTAGTGACGGCGGACCGATTCATCTATCTCGTGCCGCCCAAGCCCATCAGCACCAGCGGTGCGTGGGTCGAGCTCGGTGTGGCGCACACGCTTCGCGAGTTCGTGCCGCGGCCCAGTTACATGCGTCCGCTGCAGCTCGTGTGCGCCGGTGCGCCGTTCACCGTGCGGCGTTCGATCTTCACGCGGCTCGCGGATGCGTTCGTCGAGGCTGACGTCGACGCGTTGGCCGACGAGCTCGTGCTCGCGCCGTGGTGGGTCACGCTGCGTCGTGCGCAGCAGATCGACGCAGAGCTGAGTGGTGCAGAGGGCGGAGAGATCTTGTAGACTTCCCGCCCAATGGGGACAGGCCCGGTAGTTGGTGCGCGCGTCAGCTCGAAGCTGCGCACTCGGATGGCGGAGTTCCAGACGCGCAACGGGCTCAAGAACGAGTCCGCTGTCATACGCGTCTGTCTCGAGATCGTCCTCGGCGATACAGTGGTGGAGGCGTTCGTAGCGAGTCGCATCGTCGCTGCGCGCGCCGCCATCGATCGCCGCATCGAGGACATCTTCGGTCAGCTGCAGCAGGACATGGTGGCGATGGTGCGTGACGAGCTCGGCGGAGACGTCGAGACGCCGTTGCCGAGCACCCTGCCGAAGACCACGACGCCCGGTCGCGAGGCTGCAGCTGAGGCGTACGCGGACGACGTCGTTCCCGCGCCGCCGATCGAGGAAGATCTCGACGAAGATGCGGACGACGACGAGCCCGACGAGGACGAGGATGCCGGCGACGAGACTCCGCCACAGGGC